ATACAAGAGTTCCCAAAAGAATTAGGATTGGACAAATATATTGATTATGAACTACAATTCAATAAAGCTTTCTTGGAACCAATGAAAGTCATTCTTGACGCTATCGGATGGAATGTTGAAAAAACAGTAAACTTAGAATTATTTTTTTCTTAATGGATTTACCTATCGACGACAAAGAACTTAATAAAATTGTTAGTGCTATGGCACTAGGTGGGGATGTCCCACTTTATCAAAAATTAAAATTAGTGAGAGACCTTAGAGAGCAGGGACTTCCTTATAAAAAAATTCTTAGAGAGGAATATGGTATTGTTGCATGATACAACTTCCTATTAATGAAAAGGAACTACAGTACATTATTGATGTAGTAAAACATATACACCCACAACTGCATAGTAAATTGTGGTCATATAAAATAAACAAATTGGGAGAAAAACAGAATGGAATTTCTTAAAGATATTGTAAAAGAAATTGGTGGGGAGTATACACAACTTGCCGCTGATATTGATGAGACTGAGATTTATGTTGACACAGGTTCGTTCATTTTTAATGCACTGGTTTCAGGTAGTGTACTTGGCGGTGTATCTGGGAATAAGATTACTGCTATTGCTGGAGAGTCTAGTACTGGAAAAACTTTCTTCAGCCTCGCTGTTGTTAAGAATTTTCTGGATAATAATCCCGATGGTTATTGTCTCTACTTTGATACTGAGGCTGCTATTACAAAATCACTGTTAGAATCACGAGGAATCGACACAGCACGTCTTGTCGTGGTTAATGTCGTCACCATAGAAGAGTTTCGTTCAAAAGCACTTAAAGCAGTTGATTTGTATCTAAAGAAAAAAGAAGCAGAGCGCAAACCTTGTATGTTTGTACTAGACTCCTTGGGTATGCTTTCAACCGAAAAAGAAATTCAAGACGCATTGGATGATAAACAAGTCCGGGATATGACTAAATCGCAACTTGTCAAAGGTGCTTTCCGAATGCTAACCTTGAAGTTGGGTCAAGCAAAAATCCCAATGATTGTCACGAATCACACTTATGATGTGGTGGGATCTTATGTTCCTATGAAGGAGATGAGTGGTGGTTCTGGACTTAAATATGCAGCATCTACAATCATTTATCTTTCCAAGAAAAAAGAAAAAGATGGAACTGAAGTTGTTGGTAATATTATTAAAGCAACAACTCATAAGTCTCGTTTGAGTAAAGAGAATAAAACTGTAGAAGTTCGTTTGTTCTATGATGAACGTGGACTTGATAAGTATTATGGTTTACTTGACCTTGCAGAAAAATATGGTATTTTTGAGAAGTCAGGTACAAGATACCAAGTTCCAGATGGAACCTCTCAATATGGAAAGACAATCATGGAGAACCCGGAAAGGTTTTTTACTGGTGAAGTAATGCAAGCACTTGATGAAGCGGCGAAAAAAGAATTCTCTTATGGAGGGTAATGGAAAAAATCGAAACTACTATTCTTAGGAATCTGCTTTTTAATAATGATTATTGTAGAAAGGTTTTACCTTTCATTAAAAATGAATATTTTGATAATCTTCATGAGAAAGTAGTTTTTGAGGAAATTTGTAAGTTTATTGTTTCATACGAAAAACTTGCTACAAAAGAAGTTCTTCTCATTGAGACGGAAAAAAGAACAGATATCACCCAAGACACTTATAATATAATTTGTGAATATGTTTCAAAACTTGACAATTCAGAAGCAAATTATCAGTGGTTGGTAGATACAACCGAGAAATGGTGTAGAGATCGTGCCATATATCTTGCTCTCATGGAATCAATTAAGATTGCAGACGGGCAAGATGAAAAGAAGAATCGTGATTCAATTCCAAGCATTCTTCAAGATGCCTTGGCAGTATCTTTCGACAATAATATCGGACATGACTACCTCAAAGATACAGATAAGCGATACGAATTCTACCATCAACGTGAGGATAAAATTCCTTTCGACTTGGAATTCTTCAACAAGATTACAAAGGGTGGACTTCCTAATAAAACTCTTAATGTTGCTCTTGCAGGCACTGGTGTGGGTAAGTCTCTCTTTATGTGTCATGTTGCTGCTTCTGTTCTTCTTCAGAATAAAAATGTCTTGTATATCACTTTGGAGATGTCTGAAGAAAGGATTGCGGAACGTATTGACTCAAATCTTTTAAATGTGAATATTAAAGATATTGAGAGTCTTCCTAAAATGATGTTTGATAGTAAAATTAATAGCATTAGTAAGAAGACACAAGGTACTCTTATTATTAAAGAATATCCAACTGCATCTGCACATGCTGGGCATTTCAGGGCGCTTCTCAATGAATTGTCCCTTAAGAAATCATTTAAACCAGACATTATCTTCATTGATTATTTGAACATTTGTTCGTCAAGCAGATATAAATCTAATTTCTCAGTTAATTCGTATTCATATATTAAGGCGATTGCCGAGGAGCTTCGTGGACTTGCGGTGGAATGTAATGTTCCAATTGTCAGCGCCACTCAAACTACTCGTAGTGGATATGGAAATTCTGATGTTGAGTTAACTGATACATCTGAGTCTTTTGGTCTTCCTGCTACTGCTGACCTAATGTTTGCACTTATTAGCACAGAAGAATTAGAGCAACTTGGGCAGATAATGGTTAAGCAACTTAAAAATAGATATAATGACCCAACTATGAATAAAAGATTTGTTGTTGGTATAGATAGGGCAAAGATGAGATTATTTGATGTTGAGCAATCTGCACAAGATGATCTTCTTGATTCTGGTCAAGATGATGAAGAAACAAAAGAAAAAACAAGTAAATTCTCTGGATTCCGATTCTGATGATAATAGATTGTTTCCCTTACTTTAAAGAAAAGGAATTATTGGAATTACGTATAAATTTACTTTATGATAAAGTCGATAAATTTATTATTTGTGAAGGAAATTATACTCAAAGTGGAATTCCAAAAAAATATTCCTGTAAAGATACCTTAAAGGAGTTGGGAATCAATTCTGATAAAATTATAGTGGTTGAAGTTAATCTTCCTGGACCAAACATAGAAGCAAATTCTTGGGTGAGGGAAAGGATGCAGAGAAATGCAGCATCACAGTTTATAGAAGAAAATTCTGTATGTTTTGTTGGTGATTGTGATGAGATTATTGACCCAAATGCAATAGAATATTATGCAAACACTGCAAAATCTTATCCAAAAAATATCATTCGTGTTCCTCTTGTTTATTTGACTGGAAGAGCTGACCTTAGAGTTTATGATGAATATGGCAATCCAAGAAATTGGAATTCTGCTTTCATGTGTTTGACAGAACACCTTAAAAAGTATACTCTTTCCGAAATAAGAGAATCTTATGCCATGATGAAAAATGATTTGGATTATTCTGATGTTTTTATAACTAATGATGGAAAAGTTAATACTGCAGGATGGCATTTTAGTTGGATGGGCAATTCGGAAATAATTAAAGAAAAATGCAAATCATCTATGCATGTGTATGACTATGCAGTGGGAACGATTGCTCCTTTTGGTAGCAATGAGATGTTAAAATTTATGGATACTTATATTCCTAAAGAAAATATGACTGACCCACTTGGAAGAAAAAATCATATACTTAAAAAATACCCTAAAGAAGAATTGCCACAAAAAATATTTGATTTGCCAAGAGTAAAGGAGTTTTTACTTCCATGAAAATTTTATTTCACGACAATCAATTGGGAGAAAGGGGAACTTCCGTTGCTCTATATGATTACTCTTATTTTTCTAGAGAGTATTTTAATATAGAACCAATAATCTCTTATAATAAATTTGCTGAGCATAATAATGAATTAGCAATAGAAAAATTCAAAAATGAATTTGAAGTTATTGGGTATGAAAATTTTTCTGAAGTAGATTCTTTACTTGAACATAAAGGTATTGAATATTTTTATGCAATTAAGTCTGGATTTATTGATGAGATTAAAGTTTCCACTGCTAAAAATTTAATTCATGCAGTTTACTGTTGCGACCCATCTCAAATTCATGGCGAAAAATATGCAACAGTATCAAAGTGGCAATCGTCTGTTTTTGGTGGTGTGCTTCCTTATGTTCCCCATATGATAAATCTTCCAGATATGGAGGAAAACTTTAGAGCAGACTTGGGAATACCGAATGAAGCAATTGTTTTTGGTCGTCATGGGGGAATTGATACATTTGATGTTCCTTTTATTAATTCATCAATTCTAGAAGCATTAGAAAAAAGAGAAGACTTTTGGTTTATTTTAATGAATACACCAAGAATACTAAATCACCCAAGGTGCATCTATCTTGATATTAATGTTGACCTTGATTATAAATCGGCATTCATTAATACTTGTGATGCTATGATTCATGGAGGATTTAGGGGAGAAACATTTGGTATTTCTGTGCTAGAGTTTGCCACTAGAAATAAACAGATTATTGCATTTGATAATTATGTTGGAGGTAGAAATCATCATTTGTACTTAAAAGATAATTACCA